GTTGTAAGACCCTTTTTGACGAACCTTGTCCGATCCATGATCCCTATCATTCCCTCAAGGCGAGGACCGAGTGGCGGAAGCTTGCGTTTGCTTCTCTTACCACCAGATCCTCTGACCTCGACTCCCTCACCAGTTGGGTGAGGAAGGAGCTGAAAGGGTGGGTCTTCTCCTCTCGAGACAAACTTTACTTCCCAGACACGCACGGGTGCCTAGAGAGGAAGTCAGTCGAGGGGGGAACTTTCAGCGTCCCTGAAGGGGAGGAGGAGCAGGATGTTCGGTACTGTCGGCTCGGAGTGGCCAAGACCAAGGGGAAGTTGAGGGTTGTGACCATGCAGGGTGCTAGAGCAAAGAGATTGCTTCGCCCTGTTCATGGTTCCCTTTACGACTTCTTGGCGAGAACTGGGAGAGTGGTCCGGGGAGAGGTTGATTCCTCTCATTTCGAAACCATCCCCCTACTCCGAGGTGACGAGTATATTTCTGGCGACTACACCGCGGCTACGGATCATCTGCATTCTGATGCAGTCCGTGCCGTCGCGTCGGTCGTCGCCGAACACCTGCCGGTCGATTTGGCGGCGGAACTAGTTTCATCATTCCGCCCGATTTTGGTGAAGGACAGGACGTCGGCGTGCATCCTGGAGGAGGACACCCCCATAACTGGGGGTGCCATGATGGGGAATTTGGTCAGTTTTCCGATTCTTTGTCTGATCAACAGGTATTGTGTCACCAGGGCTCTTAGGGAGTCCGGGCGCTCTACTCGCTGTTTGATCAACGGAGACGACTGCTTCTTTTCCGGCAGTAAGAGGACTTTCCATCTCTGGCGAGAGATTACTTCTCGGTACGGGCTCGTTGTCAACGAGTCCAAGACCGGGTGTTCTAGCCAGGGTGGGGAGCTCAACTCTCAGCAGTGGTTGGCAGGGAAGGGACTTCGGAGGAAGCTCTGCTTTGGATTCTTGGGAAAGCCGTCTTGGCGGCCATTCCAATCAGAGCTTGCTTTCAACGAAGTCCTCCCTGTCAGCCCTGTTGAGGCCCTCTTTCAAACTGTCGGGAAGGTGCGGTTCTCAACTGCCGCATTCCTCCTCACGTGTCGACCTGTTCGACATCTCCTCTCTGTGATGCGCCCCGGCGCAACTTCCATTCCACGTAGATGGACCTCTTGGCTCTTGAAGAAAGCCTTTTTCAAAAACATCCTCCTGGATTGCCCAGAGGATGTTGAGGTCGTCCGTGATCGAACTCTACCCATGACCTATGGTCCTCTGGTCCTGCCCCAATGGAGGACGCAGATCCAGTCTGTGGAGAGAGAGTTCGTGATCGCGCATCTTTCGGAGTGGAGGGGCAAGCCCTGGGAGTCACCGAAGAAGGGTGTGAAGGTGAAGAGAGTCCCGGCGCCGTCTGTGACCCGAGTCCTCATCTCCAAGGGGACGTTTGAGTGGGCCCGTCTCTGGATAAGACCTGCCTTGAGGTTCGTAGAGGAGAGATATCCGTGGGTTCTTTGTGAACCGACCTGTGATTGGCTGGACGACTATAGAGAGAATGTGGTCGTCCGGAAATGGAAAATCCATAACAGGTGCGGATTCCCTCCTACTGCGAATCTTCTCAAGGGGGTCCTAGTTCCTTTCGGTCCCCACCAGAAGTGATTGAGGGAGGTTCTTGTGCGAGCGTAGCTGCATCAAGCCCCAAGGACGGACAGGGGGAAATGCCTGCAAAGGCCGAGAGGTCTTCGTCGAGGAGAGACGGACCCTACGGGTGACGGTGGACGAGAGATGACTAGTAGTGCAAGGGAGGGAATCACCATATTCTTGGGATGTCCATGCTTAAGAGCTTTATGAGCCGCCATTTGAGAGCGTGAAAGCCGTGGTGCTGTGGGCATCTTTGCATCTATGGGCCCTCCTGAGCGAACGTCGTCGGGATTCAGTACCGATCGTAACAGGTCATGCTGTTGCTGGGAACGGTCACTAAGAAGCCAGATTCTGCCTGGGAGAATCTTTGAGAGGAG